GATTATATCGGCAGAGGTGAATTCCTGTCGGACAGTGAAAACCCTACTTCCTTTAGCCCCTACGCATAATATTCTGTAAATATCGTAATTAGGATTGGAACTGGTGTCAGGAATGACGGTTAACCCAATTCTGTTTCCAGCTGATATATAATCAACTGAAATTGAAACCCCTGTGCCAGTTGCAAAATTAATTCCAGCCGGTGCATTTGTCCAATTACTAACATTTGTCAGATAATTTGAGCCGGTCGCAAAATCAAACTGCTGCCAATCAAACGAAGCTTGGCTGCCAACAACAGCAGCGCCAATTCCAAGCCTTGCTAAGCCAATATTTGCCATTGCAGATAATTGCGCAATTGCTCCGGCTGCGGAAATCTCTGAGAGATTATTCCCGTTACCCAAATATTGGGAACTATTCGCCAATTTCAATTTAGTAACGAAATTCGCAATGCTCCCGTCATCAAGAACGTCTTGCCCGGATGAATCAGCCACAAATTGCGCAATAGCGGCCGCGATAAAGGTGGCCTGCCGCATTGCTTTATTAACTTCAGTAGATTTAGCAACGCCGCTCTGCCATCCAGTTAAGAGGGCAGTCAGCGCGTTATAATCAGTCTGGCTAAGGACGTTCGCGCCCGGAGCTGTAGCGAAAGGTTTAAAATCATTGGTTGGCATTCTAACTCCAATAGCCGGCATCAAAACCGGACGTTGCTATGCTGTTGATATCGAAACCGAAAACAGGGTGTTGCGGGTCCATAATATTCAAACTTTTAACGCGAACCCCGGCAGCTTTAACCGTTAATTCACCAGATTTAATGACTTCTATTAACTCTGCTGAGGTGTTTTGTAATCCGTTAAGAGCGATGGCATTTATCGTTATCGACATATCCTGATTGTCTATAACCTGCACCTCGATCCCCGTTCCCACGAAGATGGACTCCATTAAATCCTCAAGCCCCCCTACGGTTCCGTCCCACCGATTTATTGCTATCTGCGCCTTTAGCACCAGGCGATAGGTATCATCACTCAGCGAAGTAAAACCGTTGTCTGGGTCAAAAGGGCCCTGCCAGCTCCCTTGGTCAAACCCCAGCCCTTCCGTATCTAGCGAAAAATAGACATTGGTGATCGGTGTTGAGACTGTTCTTTTTCGCCCTATCCAAACCCCAAGAATATCCAACTGCTGCCCGGTGGCCTTATCCAAATCAAATTGATCAAGCATGCCGGTTGTAGAGTTTGAGATGTCGGTAAATGGCCGTGTTATTAAATCGATATGTTGGAAGAAGCGTGGTTTTGAGGCGTGATAATTCGTGATTAGGTCAGTGTATTTATTCATCATGTCACCGTGATACTGATGTTTGCTATATCACTGCTCGCCGCCTCGTTATAGGCAATAGAGATGTTTGACGCTGCCGCCGTGTCTGCACTCCTACCGATGGCCAGCGAGTTGATGTCGTAATAGCGGCTGTCACCGCCTGACATCACCCCGAGGTTGGCAGGAGAGTAAACACGGCTGACAAGGACGTCATCGCCAATTCGGAGAGAATTGATATATTTCACGACTTCGGCCTTAATCGAATCCCCCACGGATGATGTGTAACCGGCATAAACTGAAAGGCTAATATTGACGAATATTTCGACAACAGACGGACGGGAAAATCTTATTGTTTTTGGTTCCCCATACTTACCAATAATGCCTATCGCCGTGGTACCAAAGGTAGATGTTCCCTGGTCTTTTTTCTTGGAGATCACAGTCGCAATCGCTGTTGAATCTCCGCCACCTATTACGCAACTTATTGAGTGGCGCGGGAGGCCATTTCCATCGGTGACATCAGTGTCGTTCTCATAGATACGAACGCGTGTTACGCCATCCACTTCAAATAACGCGCCGTCGATACCATCAAGGGTTGTCTGTGAAGGCAGCGCCGTACTCCTCTCCTGCCGCTGGCGCAGCTGTAGATCTGTTTCTGCATTACTTCCGGGTGTCGCTGCCAGTGGGTTTGATGCTGTGTACCACCCGCGCGTCGGCGTCGCTATCTGGTTTATGGCTCCGGCCGGTGCCGTGACAGCACCGTTTTGGCGGCTGGTTGCTGTTACTGTCATCGTCCCCGACACATCAATATTGGCATTTACTGGCAGGTCCCATAAACCGCCATTAGCATCACGAACAGCACCGGCCGTAATTAGTGTGCCGGGCAATCCGGTAATGACTAAATCAACCGTGGATTTCGTTGCCGCCTGCCGCTCTATGCCGTTAATTTTAACGTTGCTGCTCAATGCCCCGCTTTGCGCCGTTGCCGGGGAAAATGAGTTGTATACGGTGATCATGGCATTATTGGCGTCATGAATACCCAGCGCATAGAGAGCGATCATCTGTCCATCTTTGCTGTCCGGGTCGATATAAGCGTCAGTGCCATAAATCTGCTGGAAATAGCTGGTAATGGTCGAGAGGATTGTCTGGTAGTCGGGCGCACTGATCCCGGAGGCGGTCACAATAGCGGACAGCCCCAGCGTATCGAGATTAAGCATTATGCCTCGCTTGTGAAGGTCGTTGCTCCGTAGATAGTGTCTATGGTTGCCGTGAATGAAACGCGCCGCGCTCTGCCGCCCACGGCGGTGTCGAAGCTGGTTATTGAGCTGACGCCCTCCGTTTGAAGGATGCGCTGACGGATGGCAAGGTTGTAGACGTCAGGTGGCTGCTTGCCCAGCACCGACTGTATCCAAGGCGTGCCGCTGGTCTGGTCAAGAAACCACTGGCCGCGCCAAAGCACAAATCGCGTTTTAACGGCCTGTGCCACCGTCTCCGGTGAGTTAATCAGAAAGGTGTTATCGCCCTGCCCGAAGGTGTAATCGCCACTATCGTCTTCGCGTCGATATCTCATACCGGTCCCCCCGTCTGGCCGCCGCCCGTCTGTACGCCACCGTGAATGTGATTCTGGAGGCTCTTGCCCGCTGCTGTCACATCATTGGTTACGCTGATTGGCCCCAGCATAGTCGCGCCGCCGCCACTTGCGCCCATGCCTTGGCTCAGCGAGCCGTTTATCGTCACAGCCCCGTTAAACACGATGGTCGGCGATGTGATTTCGGTACCGCCTTCCGCGCTGGCCACCAGCTTGCCGGGAGTTTTAACCGTAATATCATGGCCCGCTGACACTTCAACGAACGCCGCCCCATCATCGGTACGCAGCTGCGCGCCTGTCATGCTGATGCCGGTGATCTTCTTTGCCTGCGACTGAGGGCCAACAATAGCGAACGCATCCGATAAGGAGTGCTGGCGAGAATCAACTGGCTCCTGCACGCCGCCGTTCTGCCACCAAAAATCGATGCAGCGGTCAGCGAAAATGACCAGACACTCATCGCCAGCCTTTACCGGAAAAGTAAGCGTGACGCCGCCGCCGCGCTGGAACACAACCGGCACGTCAACCAGCAGGGCCAAATCGAGTGATACTGGGTTTCCGGCACTGTCCGTGTCAGCTCCCTTTAGTGCTGGCTGAACGACGCATGTCACCGTTTCAGGGTCGAACGATTGAATGATGCCGGGCATCGCGACGCGCAAAGTACTCATGATTTCTTTAGCCAAAGCGGTATCAAGGTGCTGCTCGCTACCAAGCTGCGAATTAAGCGGTACTGGCATACTTTTCTCCGGGCATAAAAAAAACCCGCTCAAGGCGGGTTTCTTCTTAAAATTGGGATTAACTTTACTTAATCTTCACACAGTCATAAGACCAGAATTCGCGCGGCTGGTTCATGTTGGTGCGGACGACTTCGACGTTGAGGATGGCTTTGTTATTTTGTTTGACGTAATCCAGCCCAAGCCAGCGTCCAACCTTCGGATCAGGCAGCATCCACTGATACTGAACATTTGAATAATCATCCTTCTTCCCAAGAAATGTAAATTTCTGAGTTTCCGGCCTCACATTGTTAATGTGAGCAAAACCATCATTAGAAGAGGAAATCACAAAAGGTCCACATTGCATCAGCGGTTTAACTTCCGCTGAAAGAGCAGAAGTAGAAGCAGTGATAAGCGCAATAAAGTAAAAAATCCGCCTCATTGGGTTCCGATACCTTTATTAATTGTGCTGGAATTCTGCAATTCAGCAGCTCCTTTAGCGATACACAGCAAGTCCATATACCAAGCTTGCCCGCGAGTGTCACCAGTATAGTTGATGCTGCCTACGATGTAATCACCGTCGGTGTTAATCGATGCAGGTTGTGCGCCTGTGATGCCGTCCACATAGAAATTGCCGTTCGTGTCAGTTTCACGCAGCCGGCCCCCGGTTCCCTGCGTGCCAGCGATCTGCTCATTGGACAGTGCCGCACGGTACACGGAGTGCTGGTCTAGGCGGATTAGGCCACCGAGCTTAATGTTTGGGTTGATCAGGCAGCGAACGTTTACGCCCGCGCCCATCGTCTGCTGGGGCATACCGACAAGGCCGGTATTCGCATTTAGCACGACAGCCTCATGGATGTACTTCGTGTGAGGCACGATGTTCACCTGATTGTTTTCGTACCACCAGTTCGCCCTGCACTGCTCTGCAATGTCGTTCATAAGCACGCTGGTTGAGCGAAACACCACGCGGCCACGCGGGAAAACGGTATCGGGCATTTCCGGTATGCTGCCGGTTGTGATTCCGTAGGGTTCGAAAGATTTCATACCTACCGCAAACAGGTCGGCAAACGTCCAACCGGCGGCCAGCGTCGTTGTAACGCTGGCGTTAAGGTGGCCCTCCCAGCTGTCGAGACACTGAAGCAGTACCCACGAATCGGTGATGTTTTCTTTACCGGCTATCGTGAAGCGGATGTCGCCGTTGAAAATCAGGCCAATATTTTGATCGGGGTAATTACCGGCAGCATCCTTCAGGCCGTCATAACCTGCGATGACGCGAACGCGCTTAAACTCCTTCCCCGTGATCCGGTTTTGCGTCTCCGGGGAAAGGTTGTAAATTTTGAAGTTGCCGACGAAGCCGTTAAATATGGTGTTCGGCATTTTTTCAATTTCGAAAGTCACTTTCAGGTCGGACAGCGAAATGCCGTTGCCACCATCATCGAGAAGCTGTAACTCAAAGTGGCGCATCCAGTTAAGGCTCATAATTACTCCGTCAAAACGTACAGGTGACTGTTGATGCCGAGATCGGTTTTCGTTGGGTATTCCTGAGCGGCATCATCGCAGGCGACCACCAGCTTAAAGCCCAGTTGCAAATGACTGTATTGCGCGAGCAAATCAACGCCGCTTACCAGCGCAATGCCGGTGACTATTCCGGCATCATTGTTGTCGAGCAGGTCTAGCACCCAGCCCACGCCCTCGCGCCACACAAGGCGCATGGTGAGGGTTAATTCCGCGAGGGTGGTGCTAAACGTCTGGTTGTCGGGGGACAGTGGAATTTCATTAATATTCACTCACCCTCCGAAGAGACTATTCAGGATGGAAGAATTTGCAGGCTTGGGCGTTTTAACGCCCGAATTCTGCACCGCCGAGGTGCTTACGCCCTCCTTCATGTTGCCCTTGTCGGCAACGCTAATGGATTGCGTTCTGGTGGTGATCACCTCGCGAAGTGTTACCACTGCCATTAAGACGTTTTCGCTGGTCTTATCCGTCGTGACATCCAGATTTCGGATAAGCATGTTTTGGTATTGCCGCTTGCCGGTGACCACATCAAAGGGCTGCCGGCTTTGCTGTAAATCGAGAATGTTCTGGTAAGCCTCTTTTGGGCTTAAACCTAAAGAAAGCCCGATAGATGTCGTGTCCAGAAAGCTCGCATCCAGCAGAGATCCGCCACCAGAGAATCCTACCTCCATCACCAGCTCCGAAGGGCGACGGTAAGCGTGGTCGGAAATAAACCCCGCTCCCGCCGCGCTGTCGCCGGTATTGGTCGGCACCTCAACCGGATGCTCGGTGATTTCCAACGCATCAGAGTGCTTTTCCGAAATCACAACGTCAGGAATGATGATGCCGATACGCCGAGAGCGCTGATGAAAAAGTACGGAAAGAATATCCATTAGCCCGGCCCTTTATACAGTTGCTGATTCGCACGCGAATTAACTATCGTCTGGTGCTGACCTATCTCATTGGCCGTAGCACGCGGATCGGTCGCACCATAAACCGTGATGTGCGTTTCTTGGTTCAGCGTGTTGCCCGGAAGATTGCTCTTCACTTTCGGCACGTACTGGCGCGTTTCCTTGGGTGCCAGCGCCATGCCGTACTTCTGCACGTTGCCGATGCCCCAGTTATACGATGCAAGCGTTTTATCAAGGTCGCCGCCGTTCTGCTTCATCAGCTGAGCGAGGTATTTCGCCGCCGCCTGTGCTGACTTCACTGGGTCAAAAACATCATTGCCAGAAAGCCCCATATCGCGCGCGGTACCGTCAACAAACTGGAATAGCCCCTTAGCGCGACCTGATTTGGTCATAGGGCCAACTGCGTTCGGGTTCCCGCTAGATTCTGTGATAGCGAGGCTTTTCAGCAGGCCTTCAGGCAACTGATAAAGCCCCTCGAGCTTATTCAGGGTGGGTTCCAGCAGGTTGAGCAGCTTTGAGCCTTCCGCCGTAGCCTGCGGCCTGCGCACTGATTGCCCGTACTGATCGGCCTCGCCACCTTCCCCACGAATCCACCGGCCCACGCTACGGGGGTCGAACCCTGTTTTATCTTTAATCCAGTCAGCGGCGTTATTGGCGCTATTGGTTACGGCAGGCAAGGCGTCAGGCTGATCGCCGCCCTGATTGAGTAGTCTCTTGCCTATGCTGGCCGCCTGACTCCAGTTCCCATCTTTCAGCGCGTTGATAAGGTCGCCAATCATCGACATCATCTTGCCGAACTCGCCGAATTGCTTCGTCAAATTCTCAACGTCGCCCTTAAGCGTCCAGTTGCTCAGGTTGATATTGAGCAGCTTGGCCACTTCAAGGCCGATGCCTTTAATGGAGGCTTGCAGTTCTTTCATCGACTTTAGGGCGGCGTCTATACCAGGCTTCCACTCTTCCCAATCGATTAAGCTTTTGCCGCCCTCTTTCCACGTTTTATAGTCATCGTAGAGCAGCCCCAGCGAGCCAATAAGCAAGGAGATCATGCCAATCGGAGACGTCAGGAAGGCGCTATTGAGTAGCTTCCACGCCAGCAGCAACCCACCGAACGCAGCTATAAGCTTCTGCGTTCCGCTGTCGAGATTGTTAAACCACTGGCGAATATCACCAGCCGCCTGAATAAGCCGGAAGACTACCCGCCCAATGGCATCAGCAAGCCAGAGGATACCCTTTACGCCGCGGGTGATGGTGTCTTCGATTTTCGGGAAGTTATCGAGGATTTGCTTGCGCAGGTTGTCGATTGAACCCGCCAGACCGTCGGCGAGGTTAGAGCCGATTTTATCCCGCGCCATGCCCGCCATCGCGCTGAAATCACGCAGCGAGGTCATGAAGCGGTTAGAACTTACGGCAGCCTGATCGGCGTTGAAGCCAATCGCCTTTGCCATGGCTGAATATTCAGCAGTGAAACCAGTTAGCCCACGGCGCATAGCCATCAACGTGTTTTCATCAATGCCGAGCATCTGCGCGTACTGGTTGGCGCGGTAGTACGGCATCTTGCTGAGCTGCTGGCCGACGCTGGAGAATACTGCGGACATGTCGCGCATATTGCCGCTGGCGTCCCGCGTCTGGACGCCCAACCGATTCAAGAAGCCTTCGGCGCCGGGATTGTTACGCATAAAGCGGGAGAGGCTTTCCAGTGAGCCTTGCGCCGCCGCGGCGTTAGAGCCAGTTTGCGATGCTGCATACCCGATTGCCTTAATACCTGCGACCGTTGCGCCGGTGCGCTGCGACGCCCAATACAGGTCGTCCAGACCAGAGGCAATCTTGGCGGTGAAAGCGGTCACCGTCAGCGCGGCACCCTCGACCACAGCAGCCATTTTAAAAACGTTCGCCGTTACGCCAGCAATTACGCTGTCGAACTTCTTGGCCCCAGCATCATCGATTTGGAAACCGAGGCTGATCAGGAAGTCCTTAATAGTTTCAGCATCCATCGTTATCAGCTCTCCACTGCTCTATCAGCGCCTCGTTGTCAGCGTCCAAATCAAGGCAGTCATTCATAAAGGCGATGTCAGCGAGATCGACCGTGCCGTCCTTCAGGTTTGGGTAAGTGATGTACCCCGCCTTAACGGGGCGCATCAGCCAGTCCTCGCCGCCGGGCAGCGCCTCAAGGGTTAATCCGCTGGCGCTTCCTCCGCTCCTTTCGCGGGGAGTTCTCGCAAAAAATTTCCCAGCGAATCACCCACCACGCGCCCCACAATTTGCAGCATGCCCAGCATGTCCAGATCGTCAAACGCCAGCTCGCCGCCTGCAAAGACCGGAACCCAGCCTTTATGGTGCTTGCGTTGCGCGACTGCCAGACATGGGTAAATCACCGCGTTGGCGTCGTCGTCGCTCAAATCAGAAAGAGACTGGGCAATTTTCGGCAGTACCTTTTCCATGATGCTAGCCGCATCACCTTTTGCGGCCAGACCTTTGATTGCCTGAAAATCTGAAAGCATGCCGGACAATACAGGCAGCAATTTTCGAGACACTTTGAACTGGTCGAAGACGCTCAGCTTAGTAATGCGGTATTGCACGCCCTTAATTTCGAATTCCATCGGTTAGAACTCCCCTAACAGTTCGTCAACTTTGCCGCCGTCAAATACCCACGCCACGGTCGTGCCAACTTTGGCGTTGGCGAAATCAGGTTGCTTCTGGAAAGCCGCAGAGCGGACAGTCACTACATCACCGGATGCTGAGTTGCGAATAACAAAAACGTTATTGCCCCAAAGCGCAGATGACTGGCTTTGCGCGTTATAGGCCAAAGACAGTTTTTTATTGACCGGGGAGGTTTTGAGCAGGGTGATGGTTACGGTTCCCGCCTTCCCGGCGTGAAGACTGTGCATGACTTCGCCGTCAGCCCCGATGGTCATGGTGTTCTTCGCTTCGGCCATCGCAACGGTGATGCCCTCTTCGGCGTTCTGCGCACCGTAGCCCAAATCAATAATTCCGGTCGGGCCGGTCATGGATGCCGAGACATCCATAAAAGAATAAGCTGCCATTTTTTATCCTTATCGAACGACGTTGATTTGAACGTCTGCGAAGTGAACAGCGCCAGCCAGCTTGCAGGCCACCTGAATAACCGGGGCTTTGCGCTTCTCGCGGTCTGCCTGCGCCTGCGTTGCCAACGGGTTGGCGTAAACGTAATAACCCTTGGTCAGCGTATCGCCCGGGCTAACCTGCCCAATCGGTCCACCGTTCCAGATACCCGGCGCAACCAGCCCGTTAGAAACGGCCTGATCCATCGACTGCTCTACGTTGGTCAGCAATCGAGTGACGCCCGCTTCGGTCTGAGGGATCTTGGTTGTGCTGGTATAAAGCAGGTTAAAGAGGTTGGTCTGGACGAAGTTTTGCAGCCAATCGAGGCCGTGGCGCTCATCGAAGAAATCGCCGTTAGACATCACGCCTTGCTGAATGATTGCCGTGTCGTTCTGGTAGTAAACGAAGACGTTGGCATCCTTCCCATCAATGGCTTCGGCCTGTGAAACGGTCAGCGTTTCGTAGGTGACCGTCGGCTCCTGTTTGAATTTCAAAGTAATGGTGGTGTTGTTACCGTTGAAATTCACGGTAAATGCCCGACCGAATACGGACAGCGCGGCGTATTTGCTTGATGAGGAATACTGGCAGAACGTGCGTCCATAGCTTCCCGTCTTCAGCTTCGACGCCAGATCGGTCGTGGTCGCCGCTACCAGCGTGTTCGGGTCTTGCGTGGTAACCGCAAAAATACGGGAAACGCTCGCAGATTCAATTGCGGTCGCTACGGAAAGCAAGTCAGTATCGGCCAGTGCGTCGCTATCAGCGATCCCCAGTCCATACCAGTTAGTGAACTGCAAAGCAGCGTTAACAGCCTGCAATAGCGTTTCAGGTGTCCCCGTCTCGGCTGCGGCGATCGTCTTGGCCCAACGGCCAACGTAAACCTGCGTCGGCGCGGGTTTCTGCGAGAAGAAGACGGTTGCCGCTTTGTATTCTTCGCTGGTGA